GCAGCAGCATCGTGAATGGATTCTGCGACTTCTTTGGGATCCATTCCCCCAGCCGTGTGATGGCGGGCATTGGTGAATACCTGAGCCTTGGTTTGGCGCAGGGCATCACCGACGAGACCGACTCCGTGGTGCAGGGCGTACAGGACGTGAGTGACACGGCCCTTTCCACCATGATGGATCTGGCCCAGCGAGTGGGCGACATTGCCAGCGACGACTTCGAGTATGAACCCAGCATCCAGCCCGTAGTGGACATGAGCGACGTTCAAAATGGAGTGGACTGGCTGAACGACACCCTGTTCCAGAACGGCACGGTCGCCCTGAATGCAGAGCGCACCGCAGGCCTTGCCGCCAACGTGGTGCGCAGAGCCGAGGTGACCAAGGCCCAGCAGGAAGAGGCCAACAAGGCTGACCAGAAGGCAAACCCCAACGCCGACATCGTTTCGAGCGTGGAGGCACTGGGCGAGCACATCGACAGCATTGCCCGGGCCGTGGCCAACATGAAGGTCCAGATGAATGGCCGGAAACTGGTGGGCGAGATCATCAACGACGTGGACGAGGGGCTGGGAAAGATCGCCAGCAGGAGGTAAGAACCATGGGTTATATTTTGCCGGAAACCGGGGATGGGAGGGTTCAAAACCTCATCGTCCCGGTCAGTCCCTCGTATGAATCCAGTATTCCGGACTGGGGGAGCGAAAGTTTTTCTTTTCAATCCTACGGTTTCATGCCGACGGAGCAACCTTATATTTCCAAGGCACAGGAGAAAGTGACGACCGTGACCCTGCCCGGGGTCCACGGCAGTCTGATTCAGCCGGTGTTCCTGGATGCGACAAACACACATAAGAATTGGGAGGCCCGCACAGGGTCTCTCGATTTTTATTATCTGCCGAATGGAATAAATCATAGTTTATGGGATTATGACCTGTATGCCCACTCCGTGTACTATTCTGGGAACAACCTAAGAACGGATGAAAACCACGACCATCCCTGGTGCTTCTTCGGACAATACCATAAAATGCTCCACTTCTTGCAGGGGCGACGTGCAGAGACCCTGTATATCCCGGGAGAAGAGGGCGGCTTTGGGCGCTATCAGGTTGGATACACGGATGCTCCCCATGCCATCCGGATGTGGTGCAGCAAGGTGAAACCGGATCATTCCGGAAGAACGACGGTGACAGTTTCCTACGATATCCAGCCCGGATTACCGTATTGTGACCAGAAAGAATATAGCGATTAGGTGTAAAAGATGGACCATTCTATCACGATCAACGGCACAAAAAACACATGGAAAGACTGGCACCTGATCCCCTGTGAGATGCCCGTGGTGGCACCTCCGACAGAGCGGATGATTCTTGTGACGGTGGCGGGCCGGTGCGGAACGGTAGACCTTTCCCACAGTCTGACGGGAAATCCTGTTTTCGAGAACAGGGAGGGAAGCTGGGATTTCTATGTGGAAAACGAGAGCTGGCAAAGCTCTAACGAAACGAATTATGACATCGTTGTAAGAACATCGGGCCATTACGCGGCGGAACAAATCGCACAATGGCTTGGATTGAATGCCGGACAGTTCCAAACAGTCGTGTTGGAGGATGACCCGAACTTTACCTACACTGGGCGTGTCTGGGTAGATGAAAAAATCCAGTGGAAGAACGGCCATACGGTGCTGACGCTGAACTACAGCCTGTATCCGTATGCCACCGTTCACTGGAATGACCTGTGGAAATGGGATGATTTTTGTTTTGAACGGGATATTGCATGGTATCGACAGTCAGAGCTGAAAAATCATGCTCTGGCCGCAGGAGAGGTGCTGACCCTGCAACTGCCTCCCAGCGATGTGCGCTATCCGATCATCGTGAGCACGGGAAACGGGTCGAGCGTAGAAGTGACGTTTCTGAAATCGATTCGATTTCCCGGGTATGTCACGGAGAAAAACCCGGACATTCGCTCAGAGACCAAAACATGGACACTGGGCTCAAACATTTTTCTGCCCGTCAGTGAGACCATCGGCGTGGAATATGACCCGGGTTATACCTACTGGGAGCTGAAGGCCACCGCCAAGTCAGCTTCGACCGTGACCGTGACCATTGGCAACCCACAATTCCTGTGAGAAAGGAGAAATGTTCAAAATGGCATATCAGGTGTATGCGGGGCTCGTGAAGTTCGATGACCAAACCGGAGGATGGGTCTGGACATCCAAGAATCTTATTTTCGCATCTGACAATCCGATGCAGAATACCCCGGTCATCCTTGAGCCCAGGCTGTCTCAGGAGAAGAACCAGATCGGGAGCTTCACATTTACCATCCCCAAAGCCCTTCAGGATGCGAGGGGTGCTTATCTGGAAAATCCTATTTATTCAACCGTGAGGGAAAATTCCACCATAGTTGCAATTTATCAGGACGGAACTCTTTACTGGATCGGATTTGTGACGAGCGTAATCCTTAATTTTGATCTGAACAAGGATGTTACTGTTGCAGATGTTCTGGAGTTCCTGAAGTGGGACAGCACGTTTATTCGTCCGCGTACGTACTATGTCACCAGGGAGAAAGATATCGACATAACAAGCAATTTGTGGGAAAATTTCACTGCACTTGGACATACCCGATACATAGATGGATGTGCTTTATGGCCACCAATGTTTTGGATGGGTAATGTTGACGTACAGCGGGGTGTGACAAAGGATTTTTCCAACAACGGTACTGACGTGAGCGTGTGTTGGGATGCAATCAATACCTACTGGCTGGATGAGTACGATGGGTATTTCCGCCCTCGATATGTTGAGACCAGCAGCGGCATTGTATTTTACCTCGATTATACGGTCGATATCTCTGCAAAAACCGAGCAGACTGTCGAATATGGGGTCAACATGCTCGATCTGAAATATGACCGTACCGTCCCGAGTGATCTGGTGAATTGTGTTTACGCGAGCGGATTCGCTACCGTAACGAAGGGCTGGTGGATCTTTAAGACAACGAGCCAGCAATACATCGATGGCGCAGCTGAGAACGTTGAGTCCTGTAAGAAATACGGAATGCATGCACGAAGAATCGTGGATGATACCGCTACGTCGAGCGCGGCGCTGTGCGCTGTCTGCGAAAAGGAACTTGCAACCTGCAAACAGGATTATGAACCCACCATTTCCGTAAAAGCCTTCGACCTGTGTGACGCAGGGCTTTCGACCGATCATCTGGGATTTCTGAAGAAAACGCGCATCGTCTCTGCACCTCACGGTATCGACGAGTGGATGGTATGTACAAAAGAGGTACTGCCGCTGGACAAGCCCGACCAGAAAGAGTTCATCTTTGGACGGCCTCCGGAAAAGCTGACCAAGCAGCAGAACAAAAACACCACGGCATCCCAGCAGGCAAAACTGACTCTGCGGGGCCTCGTGAGCCATGCACAGGGCTGAACCGAATGACACTGTGTGAAATTTCAAAATGGAGTGCCCCGTAACAGAGGGAAGGTGTGAGAAATATCAATGGCAACTTTAGACTACGATAAGATCATAAACGGCATCCGGAAAGCACTGTATGGCTATGAAGTGCGGGAGTATCTGGCCCAGAGCATGGAGTGGACAAAAGCGTTTGTGACCCAGAGCGTGGAACAGATCAAGGACTATCTCCGTCAGGCCGAAGCGGCACGGGATGCGGCAAAGGCAAGCCAGGATGCTGCCAAGGTGAGCGAGACCAACGCCAAGGCCAGCGAGAATGCAGCCAAGGCAAGCCAGAACGCTGCGGCATCCTCTGCTTCTGCGGCGGCAGGTTCGGCCAGTGCGGCAAAGACCAGCGAGACCAACGCCAAGGCCAGTGAGAACGCGGCCAAGACCAGCGAGACCAAGGCAAAGACCTCGGAGACAAACGCCAAGGCAAGCGAGAATGCGGCCAAGACCTCGGAGACCAACGCGAAGACCAGCGAGACCAATGCTAAGAGCAGCGAAACGAAAGCTGCCACCAGCGAGGCCAACGCCAAGACCAGCGAGACCAAGGCGAAAGCCAGTGCTGACAGCATGGGGACCAGCGTGGCCACCTGCACCGCCAAGGCCAAGGAAGCCGAAGCAAGCGCAGGGAAGGCCAAGACCAGTGAGGGGAATGCAAAGACCAGCGAAGGAAACGCCAAGGCCAGCGAGAACGAAGCCCGCCAACTGGTGGAAGCGGCCAAGAAGGTGGTGAACACCGACAAGACCCTGACCATTGACGGCGCACCCGCGGATGCAAAGATCGTGGGCGACAAGTTCAAGAGCATCAAGACCGACTGGAATTCCGTGACGGATAAGCCGAGTACGTTTCCACCGAGTGAGCATAACCATAGCGCGGCCAATATCACTTCCGGGATTCTAGGGCTTGCAAGAGGAGGAACTGGGTGCTCGACAGCCCTGGATGCGTGCAAGACTTTGCTCTGGAGAGGAGATATGCAGCAAAATCAAAATTGGAACAATCTGGAAACCGGTGTCTGGATGGTTGTCCCAGAAAGCTTCGGCAGTAATTCTCCATCGGGAATTTACACATATGGCGCGGCGATCGTCTTTAATATTGGCGGTTCATGCACACAGGTCTATGTAGCGCACAACACTGGAGCAATGATGTTTCGTCAGCGTTTCTCCAGCAGTAACGATTTTTCCGGCTGGGCACGAGTAAGCACCGGAGGCACTCTTTCTGCATACCCCGTCGGTGTTATCTACATAAGCACCAGTTCCACCAGCCCGGCAAGTTTATTCGGCGGAACGTGGGAGAGCATTGCTTCTGAGCGTGTACTGATGGGCGTTTCCAGTTCCCACGGCGCAGGCAGCACCGTAAGCGCAGGTCTGCCGAATATTAAGGGTGCAGTCCTCGATACATGGCACGGCAGCGGACCGTCTGGCTCAGGTGCATTGAGTGTAGCAACAGAGGGGCGCGGCACTATTCGTAATGGTGATCAGGGCACATTTACCTGGGGCAATTTCTACTTTAACGCAGCCTCGTACAACAGTATTTATGGCAACGCTTCCACCGTACAACCAGCCGCCTACTATGTTTATATGTGGCGGCGCACTGCGTGATTATGCGGTTCTTCTCCACATGTAGACGTAATATGCTGCGGGCTGCACGGTCGAGCTGTTGCCGTAGACAGAGGAGCAACGGCTTGCGTAGAAGTTGACGTTCAGACCCAGATCATTGGCGTATCCATCTGGGCCAGGCTGGCTGGATGCAGTTGCAAATGCGCCAGAAGGAGTTACAAATCGCCATGTTGCCATAGCTGTAGTTTCACCTACAATATTCGGCAGACCTGCGCTGAGAAGTGCGAAAACTGCCGAAAGTCCGAAATGAAAAAATCAAAATGGAAGGAGATGAACCTCTATGGAAGATGATTTCTACTATGGAGAGCTCCCCGAATTACCGCCCCCTGTGGCGAACACCACCCCAGAGCTTGTGGACGAGGACGACAACCCCGTGGAGAACCCCGACCTCGAGCTTGGCTGGCTGAAGAACGAGACCAAGACCGTACACCATGATGCGGTAGAAGGCGTGAAAAAAATCAGCCATTATGAGGTGAACCTAAAGCCTGATGGAACCCCCGCTATTTACTATGATGCCAATGGCAAAGAGTATGGTCGGGATGTCCATGAGGTGATCGATGTTCCCGGTGTACAGGCTCGGGATGCCTACGATGAAGAAGTGGCGTTCATACGATACATCAAGTACACGGCTGAGGAACTGGCGAAAAAGAAAGCCGAAAAAGAGAAGCAGGAAGAACGTCAGAAAGCCGTGGACACCCTGCCCGAAACACTGGCCGCCCTGCAAAGTGCCCAGAATGACACCGACAGCCTGATGGTGGATCAGGAGTATAGGCTGACGCTGCTGGAGCTGGGGGTTACGCCGGAGACATAAGAGTCGAGTCAGCCCATTTGTATCGTTTCGCTTATTGGCACACTGAAAAGGAATGCTGATGAGCGATTTTTTACATTAAGATGGCTCATGCGGAACGTGAGCAGAAAGGACTCAAAATGGAACTCTACAACACCTGTGCACGCCTGATCGAACGCGGCAAGACCGACAGGATGCAGAAGAAGCTGGATATCTTCTTTGCCAATGACAGCCTGACCGAAGAGGAGTACGAAAAGCTGTGCAACCAGCTGGCCGAGAAACTGAAGGAGCAGGGGAATGCTTGATGTCATCGACGTTTCCCGCTGGCAGGGAACCATTGACTGGAAAAAAGTCAAGGCCAGCGGCAAAGTAGGTGGCGTGATGATCCGTGCAATTTCCACCAAGAGCGGACAGCTCTACGTCGATCCGTGCTTTGAAGCGAACTATGCCGGGGCCAAATCTGTGGGTTTACCAGTTGGCGTATATGCTTACACCGTTGCGGTAACGGAAGGCATGGCAAAGAAGGAACTGAACCTGCTCAAGACCTGCCTGGAAGGAAAGAGCTTTGAGCTGCCCATTGCTATGGACGTGGAGGACCCCCGTCTGAAAAGTCTGCCCGCAGCTGAGTTGACGAAACTTGTCAAAATGGAGCTCAGGGAGATCGAAAAGTGGGGGCTGTACGCGATCCTGTACACCTACTCGAATTTTGCCGACTACAACCTGAACATGTGGCAGCTGAACGACTTTGACCTATGGCTGGCGGACTACCGGAACAAGCGGCCGACCCGCAAGCACGGTATGTGGCAGTACAGCTCCAAGGGCAAGGTGGCTGGTGTGAGCGGTGTGGTGGACATGAACCATGTCTACAAGGATTACCCGAGTATCATTGCGAAAGCCGGCCTTACCTGTGTGAAAGGAGCGTGAAGCCCACGGAGAGCTTTATCATGACCCATTTCAACGAGGTGGTCTCCCTGATCATCGCGGCGGCACTGGGATGGGCGGGGAAGGCGTTCTACGCCACCATCCAGGAGCAGAAGGCACTGAAAAAAGCGGTGAAGGCTCTGCTCCACGACAGACTCTATCAGAGCTGCCGGTACTACATCCAGCAAGGGTATGTTGACTCGGAAGGGCTGACCAACGTGGGGTTTGTATACGAGGCGTACCACGAACTAAAGGGCAACGGCACCGGCACGAACCTATACGAGCGGATGAAGGCACTGCCGCTGCGGGAAGATCACATAGTCTGAACAGGAGGACTTCAAAATGGAGAAATATACCAATGCAAGTGCTGCGACCTGGGCGAGAACCATCTGCCTGATCGTGGCACTGCTGAACAGTCTGCTGGCTTCGTTCAACAAGAGCCCGCTGCCCATCGACAACGAGCAGCTCCAGCAACTGGTCAGCACCCTTATCACCGTTGTGGTGGCCATTATCAACTGGTGGAAGAACAACTCCTTCACCAAGGAGGCCATCGAAGCAGACGAACTGTTTGCACGGCTGAGGGCGGAGAACAACGCCAGGAAGTAATCAAAATGGAGGAAAAGTCTATGGAAAAATATGGTGCCGCTGGGCATTGATATTTTCATGGACTTTTCTTTTTTGAGTTGTCGGATTTGAGCGATTTGTCGATGGATATATGCCCCAGCATCTGGTATAATAAGGGCACGATAAACAACTTGCGCCTATACCTGTGAAGAACGGAGAATACCTCACAACAATTAGGTAAATTTCCTATCCTAAAAACGGTACCACCGCCAGCCGCGTGGAGCGGGCCATCCGCCATGCCATTGAGGTGGCGTGGGACCGGGGCGATGTG